CAGCGTAAAGAAGGTAAAAGCGAGTCTGGTGGGCTTAACGCTAAAGGCGTGGCTAGTTACCGCCGTCAAAATCCCGGCAGTAAATTAAAGACCGCTGTTACCACTAAGCCTAGTAAACTCAAAAAAGGCTCTAAAGCTGCTAACCGCCGCAAGTCGTTCTGCGCTCGTATGTCTGGTATGAAGAAGAAACTTACCAGTGCAAAGACGAAGAACGATCCGAACAGCCGTATAAATAAGAGTCTACGGAAGTGGAATTGCTGATGCCTGCGAAGTCTGAAAAACAGAGACGTTACATGGCTATGGCGTACAACGACCCAGACATGGGTGTACCTAAAGAGGTTGCAAAAAAGTACATGAAGAAACCAGCAAAAGGCTACAAAAAAGGCGGTATGCCAGACTTAACTGGCGACGGCAAAGTAACGCAAGCTGATGTCTTAAAAGGGCGTGGCGTATTTAAGAAAGGTGGAAAAGTGAAAAAGTATATGTCAGGAGGCCGTGCAGAGGCCATGAAAAGTCGTGACGACGAGATGATGCGTAAAGGCCCTCCTCGCCGCCCACGTTTGGGTCCAAACCGCGATATGATGAACCTCGAAAACGAGGCTGCAATGATGCGGAAAAAAGACCAGAAAAAGAATAAAATGATGGAAGCAGGTGCACGCGGAACAGCCTACAAAAAAGGCGGCAAAGTGCGTGGCTGTGGTATGGCCCGTGGTGGCGCTGTTCGCCCATGTAAAATGGTGAAGATGAAGGGTTCGTAATGGCTAGTTCGATACGTGGTGGCAAGCGCGGCAAGACACCTAAAAAAGGCACTAAGGAATTTAGAGTCGGCGCACGAGAAGGCTCATTGGAAAACCTGCGTACTCTTTATGAAAAAGAAGGGGACCAAGCGTACAACAAGTATAGTGAGTTCACAAAAAAGTATTCAAGCGGGGGTAAAGTGCGTGGCTGTGGTATTGCGCAAAAAGGCACTCGCCCCTGTAAAATGGTGTAAGTATGAGACGTTATTACCGTAAATGCGACTGCGACTGCTGTAGCAAAAAGAGCTACAAAAAAGGCGGTTCTGTGAAAGACGCATGTTACCATAAGGTAAAGTCACGGTATAAAGTCTTCCCATCTGCGTATGCTTCAGGAGCTATAGCGTCATGTCGTAAGAAAGGCGCAAAGAACTGGGGCAACAAAGGAAGTAAGTAATGGCGGTTCGCAAGACAGCAAAAGGTGCAGCACTAAAACGATGGTTCAAAGAGGACTGGAAAGATGTGCGTACTGGTAAGGCTTGCGGACGCAAAGCAGGAGAAAAGCGAGGGACACCGTATTGTCGTCCGACAAAGAAAGTGTCTAGCAAAACTCCTAAAACAAGTGGCGAGATGAGTTCTTCGGAGAAGCGCAAAAAGATCGCTGAAAAGAAACGTCTAGGGCAACCTGCGGGCAAACCACGTAGAGTGTCTCCAGCTAAACGGAAAAGGAAGACGTAATGGAAGTTTTCCAGAACGGCAGGTTCTCTACAGGTGAACCAGTGTATCAGATCGGTACAAAGAACGCTGACGGTACATATGACATTAAAGTTTTTGACTTGATGACTAAAGATGAAGCTGAAAAGCGCCTAGAGGGTATGGGCGTACCTAAACCCGAGGCTAAAAAAGCCGCGCCTAAGAAACCCGCTACAAAACGGAAAAAATAAATGGCTACGTCAGGCACCACATCGTTCAACATGGACTTTACCGAAATCGCTGAAGAAGCGTGGGAACGTGCGGGGCGTGAGATGCGCTCTGGATACGACCTGCGTACAGCACGTCGGTCTATGAACCTGTTGATGATTGAGTGGCAAAACCGTGGCATAAACATGTGGACTATCGACGAGGGCACTGTAAGCCTGACGTCTGGCACCGCTGAGTATGACTTGCCCGCTGACACCATCGACTTGATGGAACATGTTATACGGACAGGTACTGGCACAAATCAGCAAGACTTGACGATCTCGCGCATCAGCGTGAGTACATATGCGTCTATCCCGAATAAGAACAACACTGGGCGTCCTATCCAAATATGGATTGAGCGGTTGCGGGATAACCCCAAGTTTAAAGTTTGGCCTGTGCCAGATAGTGACAACTACACGCTAAAATACTGGCGTATGCGTCGTATCGAAGATGCTGGTGCAGGTGTAGAAACCTCAGATATGACGTTCCGTTTCCTACCATGTTTGGTAGCAGGATTGGCTTACTACATCTCTATGAAGGTCCCAGAGCTTGCGCAGCGTGCACAGTTGCTAAAACAAGACTACGAAGAGCAGTTTTTGTTGGCTTCTCAAGAGGATCGTGAGAAAACACCTGCACGCTTTGTGCCTCGGATAGCGAGGATTTAGGATGTCGGTTCAGTTTGCCTCTTCACAAAATGCGTTAGGTATATGCGATGTTTGCGGGTTTCAGTACAAACTTCGTGAGCTTCGTACGACTATCGTTAAGGGGCGAGTAACGAACATCAAAGCATGTGAAGAGTGTTGGGACCCAGACCACCCACAGTTGAAGCTAGGTGAGTTTCCTGTACATGACCCACAGGCTCTTAGAGACCCACGTCCAGACACTGCTGAACTGGCAGAGTCCAGAGACTATCAATACGGGTGGAATCCTGTAGGGTTAAATGACCCGTTTGGGCTACTAAACAACGACCTCATAGGTGTAGCTCACATAGGCACTGTAACTGTAACAACAACGTAGGAGGGCATTATGCCTAGTTCATGCGGTACTAAAAAATATAAAGCTGGCAAAATGGTTAAAACTACTAAGAAGCCCGCTAAAAGCGCAAAGGGTACTAAGATTCGCGGCACTGGCGCAGCGACTAAAGGTACATATGCACGGGGGCCAATGGCGTAAGATATGAACTATACCGAGCTGAAAACCAACATTGAAGACATCTGTGAGAACGCTTTCACAGACGATCAGCTCGCTATGTTTACACAGCAGGCTGAGCAGAAAATCTATAACACGGTGCAGATACCTGCGCTGCGTAAGAATGTTACAGGTACACTAACGGCAAGCAATAAATACCTGTCGTCTCCAAGTGACTTTTTGTACAGCTACAGTCTTGCTGTAGTCGATAACGATGGTGTGTATCACTATCTCCTTAACAAAGACGTCAACTTTATGCGTGAGGCTTATCCTAACCCTACGTCAGAAGGATTACCAAAACACTATGCTTTCTTTGACGACAACTCTTTCATCCTCGGACCTACTCCAGACAGCGCCTACACAATGGAGCTACATTATGGATATTATCCTCAATCCATCGTTGTGGCTAACACTACATGGCTTGGGGACGAGTTTGATTCTGCTCTACTTAACGGTGCGCTTATCGAAGCGATACGATTCATGAAGGGCGAACCGGACATCATTCAGAACTATGAAAAGATGTACCTGCAGTCTATCGCTTTGCTTAAAACGCTTGGTGATGGTAAGTTACGTGAAGATACCTATCGCTCTGGGCAGTTCAGAGCAGAAGTAAGTTAAGGAGACAAAAATGGCTATCACACAGGCTATGTGTACATCTTTTAAGGTCGCTCTGCTAAACGGCGAGATGGACTTTAGTAGTGACACAACACAAACTTTTAAGATCGCGCTGTATACTTCAGCAGCTACGTTGGACGCATCTACAACTGCGTATTCAACGACTAATGAAGTTACAGGCACAGGGTATACAGCAGGTGGTAATACACTTACTATCTCGACTAACCCAACTTCTACAGGCACTACAGCGTTTTTGGACTTTGCTGACACAACATGGCAAGACGCTACAATCACGGCGCGTGGAGCGTTGATTTATCAATCTGGCGGCTCTAACCCAGCCGTTGCCGTTCTTGATTTTGGCGCAGACAAAACTTCTACTGCGGGTGACTTCCAAGTTCAATTCCCAACAGCGGATGCTACAAACGCTATTGTACGTATCGCTACGCCATAAGGTGGCTAAATGCCGTCTTCTGTAGAATATATAGGTTGGGGTTCAGGTGCTTGGGGCCAAACGG